TCCTTCTTCCCGAGCGGCGACTCTCCGCTCTCCTTCCAATTCGCGCGGCACTTGAGCCAGAAGATCGCCGCGGTGACGCGCTCCTTGCCCGTGCCCTTGGTCGCGACATCGAACAGCGATTGCGCGACGCGCGCGTTCGCGACCGTCTGCGCCGTCTGGATTTCCTCCCAAAAGGCCTCCCGCAGCGTCCGGTCGCTGATTCCGATCACCTTCGCGATCTCGAATTGCGGGATGCCGAAGCCGGTCATCGCTGAGACGTTGCGCCGCTGCTCGTCGGTCGGGACGAATTTAGGCCGCCCGGGACCTCTTTTCTCGGCCTCCG